GTGTTGGTGGATCACTCGGACTCACACTGCAAGGACGAGAGGCCGCCATTCCTAAGGCCGGAATGCAACAGTTCTTATTCGGTAAACAGCCGGTAAAATCATTTCCTGCTCAAAAGAGAGACTATTCTAGTTTTTTACAAAAGCAGGCAGGCTTCTCGCCCCAGCAGGCAGATTTATCAGGATCTCTTGCACTGGCAGGTGTCACAGCGCTGGATGTTTCCCCGTTGGGGTTTGGTAAGGGCAAGTCTCTTGTTGATCCGAGGCGCGTTGCGATGCTTCGCCGTGTTCTTCGACCTGAGGACATTCGCTTACTCGGAAAATTTGCCGAACTCGTTGAGTCAGGGAAAGACAGGAAAGCACTCGGAGAACTGGGAACGACAGTACAGTCCTTAACTGAGAACGTCTTCGGAAGTAAAGCGAGAGACTTAACGAATAGACAGATCAAAAACCTCTGGGATCTTCACTTAAACGCAGTCGGTCAACAAAGCAATAGCGCAGGGCTTGGCCTAGCGGTTAAGGATGTCAGGGACACGGGAAAGACGCTAAATGAAAAAGGACTAGATTCAATAGTTGTAATTGCCAGAAGTTCTAAGAATTATGATGATTTTGTTAGTAAGTTAAGTGATTATGCCCCTGTAAATCCCACTGTTATGGGAAATCTACAAGAAAGTGGAATGAAATTGTCAGATGTATTTAAGCTTTCAAAACAGCGTGTCGCTCAAGCTACAGGAGAGTTTGATCCCCAACTTCTTCGCCAAACGCCTCCGGGTTCTTTTACCAATGTCCGGGCAATTGATGACCGATTGATTTCGCAATCAGAAGGCGTCATGCCAAAGTTTCAGCCAGAAGATTTTCTTAAACCTCACGACCATCGCCTAGGGAGGAATACAGCTAAGGTTCTTGCAAACCCAGCAGTCGAAGGAAGGCAGTTTGTTGAAGAAATGGCAAGCGAAGGGAAACGTTTCAAAGCTCCCCTTCCCCTTGATGCACCACAGGCCGAGAGAGTATTCCGAGACATGGTTACTCGTGACAATGGAATTGATGTAAAAACGAAGGTAAACATTATTGATATGTTCTTCCGAACTCCTGACAGAGTATTGCAAAAGATAGGACTTGGGAATGAGGCCATACTTTTGAGAAAGAGCTTCGAGACTTATCAACAGCAATTGCCAGTTGAAATTCAAAAGATTACAGAATGGGCGGATAGAGTTCCAAAAGATCAAAATAGAGAACTGTTCAGGTTTTTAGACGGCCAAACTGACGGGATAAGTCTAACGCCTGAAGCTAAACAAGTGGCAAGTGAGATTAAAACCTACTTATCCAACTGGGCCGATGCACTGAAACTTCCAAACGAAGGAAGAATAACAAATTATATAACTCACATATTCGAGAAAGATTTCATTCAGAAGGAATTTGATCCAAACTTTGCCTCTCTTATCAGGGACAAAGTAGCGGGTTCAGTTTATGATCCGTTTGTTCAACAGCGTTTAGGCAAGCAAGGGTATGTGGAGGACACATGGAAGGCTCTTGATGCCTATGCAAAGAGGGCTGTTAGAAAAATGAATATGGATCCCGCACTTGAAAGAATCAAATCAGTCTCAACAAACATGGAAGACTCTCAATACAACTACGTTAAAAGCTATATTGACAGGGTAAACATGAGGCCTGGAGACACCGAGAACGCAATTGATAACTTAATTAAGCAAGTTATAGGTTACAAACTTGGACAGCGTCCTACGATAGCATTTACGCAAGGTGTAAGGCAAATGGTTTATCGAGGCACGTTAGGGATTAATCCTGCCTCAGCCTTGAAAAACTTAACCCAAGGAGCCAATACCTACGCCAAATTAGGAGAAAAATATACCCTAGCAGGCTATTACAATCTTCTAAAGAACGGCAAAGCAGGCAGAGAGGAGCTTCAGCGAGTAGGGGTTTTAACAAATAATTTTGTTGAAGACAGAACGATCAACGCTACAAAGAAGTTCTGGGAGAAAGCCGATAAGGTACTCTTTTCTTTCTTTGAAGGAGCCGAGTATCTAAATCGCGGATCAGCTTACTTTGGAGCGAAAGCTAAGGGGCTAGCGGGCGGCATGAACGAAACACAGGCTACTGATTATGCGAAAAAAATAGTCCGCGATACCCAGTTCACTTTCGGTAGTATAGATACGCCGCCAATTTTCTCAGGGCCCCTGAATAAAACGCTCCTTCAATTTCAAAGCTTCTCGTTGAAGCAGGCTGAGTTTCTAGCTGAGATGATACAGAAAAAAGAATATGGCGGATTGTTGAGATTTTCTTTAGCGAGCGTCATTATTTACGCAACAATTGGCAAGGCTATTGGCATGAAGCCGGAAGATTTTATTCCCTTCTCAGGAGTTGCAACGGGCCAAACAAAGTTAGGTCAAACACCACCGATAAAACTAGCCGGAGATATAGTAGCAACATTCGGCAACGCCCCTGGAAAGTACGGAGAGCAACCCACATGGCAGGATCGGGCTGCAACTATTGGAAATGATCTCGTGCCCCTTATACCGGGAGGCGTACAAATAAGAAAGACAGTTCGAGGACTTCAAGCATACAGCCAAAAAGCCTCTTTGACTCCAACAGGCAAGGAGCGATTTCCTGTTGAGCAAACACCGATCAACTTAATAAAAGCCTCAGTTCTAGGCCAGTATAGTTTGCCAGGAGCAAGGGAATATTTCGCAAACCTAGGCAAATCAAAAGCACGAATAATTTACGAGCAATTAAAAAACCTGCCGACCAATCAAGAAAAAAGCGCTAAGTGGCAGGAGCTGAAAGACAACGGAACGATAACAGAAGCCAACGCCGGCTCAATTACGCAGCTAATCACGGATGACAAGTTGGGTTTAGGAGATAGTGGACAAGAAATCAGAGGTCTAGGTGTGGCAGATGGTAGCAGGGCAAACCGAGTCGTTGACGAATTAAGCAAGCTTAAAACCGATCAAGAAAAAAGCGAATTGTGGAGAAAATACGTTGGAGCAAAAATATTGACAAGCGAGGTAGCGACGCAGGTCAAAGATCAGCTACAAAAAAAATAGCTATGACGAACAAAATAAAAACTACACACATGCAACTCAGGGCTCTTGAAATCAAGCAACAGGATCCTAAAATTTCCATGAGACAGGCGATGATTCGCGCAGGCTACACAAAAGTAAGCGCGTCGCACCCTAAGCAGAATCTCATAGAGCGAAAGGGAGTTCAGCAAGCGATAGAAAACTTCTCGGAACAGCTTGTAGGCCTTGGTGTCACAACAGACTTCATGGCAAAGAAATATCTCGAATGGCTGACAGCAACAAAAATAAAAACGAGCCTGACGGAATCAGACAAGACTGTCCCCGACTATGCAACCCAACTGGGCGTTAAGGATGACGTGGTGAAGATGCTGGGGATATCGCCGGTAGCTAATCCAAACCTCAAGAAGCGCGTAATTGCAGAGGATTTTTTCGAAATATGAATCTCAATCGTAGCCTTACCAAATTTGATATCGTCAGCAAGGACGGTCAGACAATTCCATTCGTGGTAAATTCGTTTCAGCAGAACTATCTCGATAAGATGTCACGCCGCGACGTCATCCTTAAAGTCCGCCAAGTCGGTTTTAGCTCGCTTATTCTTGGGCTCTTTACACTCGATTTCCTACTAATTCCGAACTCACGCTCGGTCTGTATTTCACACGATGCTCCCTCAGCCCAAAAGCTCTTAGATCGTGTTAAGTTTTTCATCTCGTCAGCAGAAGCAAAAGGCCTCAGTGTAAATTTGAAATACAACTCGCGAAACGAGCTAATGAACGCTGACAAAAATAGTTCTTTCTATATAGGGCAGGCGGGGAGCAAATCTTTTGGGCGAGGAGATACCGTCAACAATTTACATCTCTCAGAGTTTGCCTTCTACGAAGATCCTGAAAGGATGCTATCTGGCGTGTTGCAGGCTCTCGTCCCCAGTGGCCGAGCAATTATTGAGACAACAGCGAACGGCATGAACTTTCTTAAAACATTTTGGGACAAAGCCAGTGTGGGGGAGAACAATTTCAAAGCGCACTTTTTTGGGAATACGTTTTACTCAAAGGAGTTTCTCGATGAAAAGAGGCTAGAGCTTGGGGACGAAAAGTTCAAACAAGAATACCCCGCAACCGATACGGAGGCATTTCTAGCAACGGGTGGCCTCTTTTTTGATCGTACGGCCTTACAGGGCTATCTGGACACTGTCCAACCGCCAATACAAATCTACAACTCATTTTATGATCTACTTATTTAGACAGCCAGAGCAGGGCGAGAATTTACTAATTGCCGCAGATCCAAGCGAAGGTGGTGATTTTTCCGCATTTGTCGTCTTATCAAAAAAATTTGCAGACGTTGTTATGTTCGGACGAAGCAAAGAAGAATCCTCGCAGCTCGGACACAGCCTCAATCATGTGGGGAATTATTTCAAAAAAATAACCGGACTTTTCCCAACGATTGCAGTTGAAAGAAACACGGGATCAGCCGCAATTTATGTTCTCAAGACGCTAAATTATTCGAATCTTTACAAAATGCCCAGTTCCTTTACCAAGGAAAGAGACGAAACCACGGACAATCTTGGCTGGATGACTTCTTCGGTCACACGGCCTAAAATGCTAGACGATCTGGCGCTCGCAATTCGCCAAAGAGCAATAGGAATCCCTGCAAAAATAATCGTTGATGAGCTTTTTCGATTTATTCGCCACGAGAGAACGGGCAAGCCTCAAGCCGAGGCCGGTTGCAACGACGATCTTGTGATAGCTTTGGCGATTGCATGGCAACTTTATCAAACCGCGCCGTCGACGTTCAGAGGTGACGATGCGAGCTTTGATCGCCTATCATTACCGGCGAATTATGAAAATAGTTTTGCTGAAAAATACCGACGAGCTTTTGGAAGCTAATCTGAGTCTGTCCCATGCGCAGGGAGGGGGTTTGCTTGAACTACCTTTCTTTCTCTAAACGGTGGGACGGGCTTTTTTTATCGACGAACACACCGACGAACACACCGACGGACAAAGCAACGACCGCTAAAATCGTTAATCCGTGCGTATTTGATATATCAAGAGACCGCAAAGCGACGGACACACCGACGGACAAAGCGACGACTAATCAAGAAGATAAGAAAGAAGAAGAAGGTAAGATTATCACTGGAGAGAGAGCTGGGTGGTAGACCAAAAGACCCAGAAAACCCAGTGGGTTAAAGGGTAAACCCAGAGGAACCCAGAGGAACCGTTGCTCGACTTGTCAAATCAACGGCCTACGAACACACAAGATGGTGCTGAAGCAATACTGAAAAAGGCTTGACAACGTATCTAAATGCTGGTATTATAAATCTAATGAGCAAGAAAAAAATCTTAAAACAGGGAGAAAGACCCCAGGAATATAAGTTTTATAACCTTGGAGAAGCGGCTAATTGGCTGAGGATGGATGCCAGAATCTTAAAGGTAGAAATCGAAAGAGGGAGTCTGTCAGCAATTAAGGCTGGGGAGCAAACATACCGAATCTCCGGGGAATCATTACTCCGGTATGTCGGTTCAGCTACAGTCTCCACAACGAAATCGACAACCCATCTAGAAGATTTCACAACGAAAGTTTAGCCTAGTTTTGGCTGCGTCAGTTTCTAGGGACTATGCGATCCAGGGGCGGAGTGCCTGATGATCCAGAAGGGATCGAGAATAAGCTCCATGCCAGAGCCAGACATACTTGGCCCGAGCAGGACAATGGCACTAAATACCTAGCCAGCCAAAACTAAGCTAAATAATTAAACTGAGGTCTAACAACAAGGAAAGCCGATTTCAAAGATCAAGCTCTTGTCTCTAAACGCAATTTTGCGCGAGGAAACGGGAGCTTTTTTTTGTGAAAGTGAAAATGAAAATGAAAGGGAAAACGAAAGTGAAAATGAAAAATTTAGTCGATATCAGACGACTTCCGGCTGGGCCTGGGCTTTGTGACAAGTGCCACACTCCAGCGACCATTGTCAAGATTTACGGCCTGATTCCGGCCCACACTTTCTTGTGCCCGGATTGCTTCGCTCGCATCCTGGGTGACTTTGCAGAAACGCAGATCCATCGCCAGTGCGGTGAGTGCAGAGCATTGTTAATCGGCGAGGAGTTTTATCTCCAACCGCACGATGAAATTTTGTTCTGTGGGGTCTGTGTGACCTCAGATACTATGACGATTGAACCACTGGGATTGTATGGGGCAAATTGAGTTCGCAATAGATGATGGAAGGACTGGAGATATGGAAAACACGAAAGAATTAGCAAAAATTAACGATACAAAGATTGAGGCCACTAGGTTACCTTTCAAGTGCCCGGTTTGTGGAGGATTCGGAACGTTAGCTTATGGCCGAAAGGTTTGTCACGGCTGCGAGGGAAAGGGATTCATTGTTGTTTCGCAGGAGGGTCAAGCATGAATACCCTCTCCGCCAACAGAATCCCACATCTGAAAAACGCCTTACTATACCTGAAGCTGACTGAGCCCACTTTTCTCGACGTTCTTGATAGTCACGTTGCCTTTATTCTCGAACGCGATTCCGACCTCAAAAAACTACTCTACGCCATCTATGAATACCGACTCACGATATGTCAAAGAAAGGAGTTAGAGTGCGAGATTCTACTAAACAGCAACTAGACTCGCTGTCAATAAGGCTTACTGACTCAATCATGCCTAAAGATGATCCGGCAGTAGAGATCACTGAAGTACAGCTTAAAGATGCCGGAAATGCCGAGTTTATAGCTGAAATTTATGGTGACACTCTTAGGTTCGACAATAGACGGAATAGATGGCTCTTGTGGGGTGGCAACATTTGGGAACCAGATAAGACTAGGCAAATTTATGAGTTGGCAACGAATGCGGCAAGGAAGCGCATAGCGCAGGTATTATCTGGCCCAGCGACCAAAGAAAGCTTACGACTAGGTAAGTTAGCAATAGATAGTCTAAATAGCCAAAAGTTGGCGGCAGCTATTAATTTAGCCAGAAGCAAAAAACCCCTTGTAGACGATGGAGAAAGTTGGGACTTAGATCCCATGCTACTTGGTTGTAATAATGGAGTCCTAGACTTGAGAGAGGGAAAACTCAGAGGGGGAAAACCAGAGGATCGTATAACAATGACCACCGGCATTACCTACGAATCTGAAGCTGTATGTCCTCGATGGGAGCAATTTCTTCAAGAAGTCTTTCAAGGAAACGACGAGCTTATTCACTTTGTGCATAAATGCCTAGGCTATAGCATCTGTGGAAGCACGAAAGAGGAGGGCTTCTTCATAGGCTATGGAGCAGGAGCAAACGGTAAGTCAAAGCTATTTGAGGCAGTCGCAAATACTCTCGGCGATTACGCTCAAACTGTACCCTCTGGAACGCTTAAAAGGCAAACGCAGCCCACTATATCAAATGATGTTGCACGAATGGAGCACAAGCGCTTTATCGTGTCTTCTGAGGCACTAGAAGCCGTTAGGCTTGATGAGGAGAAGATTAAGTCACTTACGGGAGGCGATAAGATCAGCGCCCGCGCGCTCTATAAGGAGTCCGAGGAGTTTACGCCAGTCCTCAAGCTATGGATATTCACAAACCATAAACCCATTATATCCGATACCAGCCATGGCTTTTGGCGAAGGGTAATTATGCTTCCATTTAACAGAAAGTTTACTGAGGCAGAGAAAGACTTAGGCCTCAAGGAGAAGTTAGCAAGTGAAGCCCCAGGGATACTTCAGTGGCTTGTTCAAGGGTGTCTTTTATGGCAACAGGAGGGCTTGTATCCTAAGCCTAGCGTTGTTACTTCAGCAGTAGACGAGTACCAAAGAGAATCGGACGTACTAGCAGACTTCCTCTATCAAAAATGCACAATTCGTGTTGGTGCAGAGATTAAGGCAGGACAACTCTTTGCGCTATGGAAAGAATGGGGAGTAGAGCAAGGCATGGGTGATCGAGAAATAGGTAAAAGCAATGGATTTGGCAGAAAGATAACTGAAAGAGGAAAGGTAGAGGGATTCGCGAAAGTAAGTAAAAAGGATGCAACCTACTATGTTGGTATAGGAAAAAACGCATCAGGTGGTGGATTGAATGATGATTTTAGCCTCGAGGTGGTGGATTCAGACCCAATTCCCGTTAATCCCTCTAGAGAATCTTCCGCGAAGAAGTACCGGGAAATGACCTTCAATTCACCACCTAGGCACGAAATTACACCACAATCCACCACCGATGACGGGTTTGATGACCCCTCTAGGCACGATGTGACGGGTTCGACCCCATTTTCAGTAAACCCCTCTGGAGACCCCCCACGTAGAGAGTTTACTAAAAATGACCCTCAACCCGTCATGCAGGCACGAAACCTTCCAAAACCCGTCATATCTGAATTATTCGAAAAATCAGACGTACCGGAATGGAGCGATATCGGATGACTAGCGCACAACTGAGTTTTCTTACGGAGGCAAACGAAACAAATGAAATATCGCACAAAAAAAACAAGCCATATTTCAACGGTTTAGGCCAGCCCTTGCCTTGGGAGGATCACGACCCTGATTCCACCAAAAGTACGAATGTTCATGAAGATTCATAAACGACAATTTGAAACTGAGCAGCAACTTATCAAGAGATTTTCATGGTGGGTTCGAGAATCCGGAATCTTGCAAGATCTTGAGGCTCGACGATTTTTTGTCAAAAACGGAAAGAAAAAAATGCTGAAACAGCGAAAACACAATGAACTTGTTAGGAGGATCAGAAAGATATGACTGTTGAACGAGCGCGAGAATTACTAAATCTTTCAAGCATGACAGATGCGGAGGTTAGCGTTTTCACTTGTTGTAACAGATAACCTTTCCCTATTTAACGAAAAAATACGAAGTGAAATGTACGATGCTCTATCGCTGGCAGGGGCTACAATGCCTCTAGAACGCGCGCAAACCACAGAGGCGCCATGTATAGCCATAGCGCCCCAAACTCTTGTCACTTGGGCATTAACGGGTCAGGACAATTCCCGCCAGTGAAACCAACGCCGCGAGAATCAAAAATCCAACGGTATCAAGCAGTAAACTTTTCATAAAATTATCACCTTCTTTCTTCGACTATTTTTGTTCTTCTCATGCTGGTAGAGTGAGTATAGCACACCTGACGCATTTTGTCAAGGTATGGTATTGACAAATAACGCCACAGGTTGTAGGATACTCACATGGACGATAAAAAATCAGGACGAATCAACGTGTACATTGACGGCGAGCTCGTGAAGGCGGCGAAGATCCAGGCAATCAAGAACGGCGTTTCTTTTTCGCGACTCTTGGCAGCCGCTCTCGCGGAATTTCTTAGGAAAAAGTAACACACCATGTACTGTGCAACGAAAAACGCTTACCATTTTTCAACTAAACTCTTACAAATTCTTCAACAAAAATCTTTCACTATCTGAAGTCGCACGACGACACGGCATCTCTCGACAAGCAGCGCACGCCCTCTGGCACAGACATCATCCCAAAACACCATTTAACGAGGACTTCGGAATTACGGTACGGTGCGTTTGCGCCGCTTGCTCAAAGGGTTTCTTTCTCAGCGCAAAGGAAGTGAAGCGAGGTGGTGGGAAATATTGCTGCAATCCCTGCAAGCACGCCGGGCAAAAAAGCATTGACAAGGCGTTTACAAAAATGATATAGTTGATTAAGTTCAAAGTTTACAACTCATGGACGCCTCCGGGCGTCTTTTTTGTGCAAATTTTTATGAAACTAATAACAGGAAATCCGTATTCCTATAACAGCGTCGCTCTGCGTCGCTCAACAAACGATTACAACAAAATTATTTCGACTCGAAACTCGGAGCGACAAGAACTGACGCCCTCAGCGCAGCAATTGCAGACCCGTCCCGTGATTCATTTTCTGGGAAAATTCCTCGGCGTCGACACGAGCCAAGAGTGGAACCAGTTCGCCGATAAAATCTACGACATTTTTCTTTGGGCAAAAAAGAAGGCGAAGTCTGAGGATCTGAAACAGCTCGTCAAAGTGATTACGGCAAAATTGAACGCGAGTCCGACAATGCATCCAAGACGAATCAATGATCTCCATATTGCAATCCAACTCGAAAGAAAATTCAGCAACTGACAAAATGGCATACCTTGTAATTAAATATTCGGTCATGGAAGGCTACGAAAGTACGAATCAGACGAAAAGTTTTGGTGGACAGTCGCCCGTCGTCCTGACGCTTAGTAACTATCAGACGTATTCATGGGGCCCGAATCAAAGCCACACGCTGGCTTCGCCGTATGGGGAAGAAGCACTTGCAGCCGACGCCCGACTAAAAGAGGTCTCAAGGAGTTAATATGGCACTTTTCGAAAATCATTGTTCAGGATGTAACAAGAGAATCGACTCTTTTGCCTTGGATCGACAGGGAACACTGCCTAGGGTTTTTTGTGGTGGCGTGTGCAGCACGCTATATCTCAACAAAAAAAGAATGAATACGGAGAAAACAATTGTTCCTCTCAAAACACGCGGCCTAACGCGGGGCTACACCACCGATGAGCTAACCGAGAAAATGAAAAATGCCGGCTGGAATAACATGGAATACCTCACGGAGGAAATTTTATGAAAGGAAGAACATAAGTGGCTAAGTGGTTGCAGAGCATTCACAGGGGCTCATGGGCAGGGCTTCCGGATTTTTCACTAACCGAAAGGGCTAGCAACTTTTTTGGGCAAGGAAGAACTGCTACAGGCGGATCTAATCTGAGGGGTAGCCAGAGTCAAACCACGCAAGTCCCATCGGGGAGAAATTCACAAGGCCCAACTTTCGCACAATCAGGCCAATCAGGCGCCTATGGCGTGAGTCAGTACACCCCTCCAAGGCCCCAAATATTAAACGAGCTTCCCAATCAGCCGTCATCGAATCAAAATTTTGGTAATGTGCCATCCAATATTTTTCCCAGCAACAATAACAACAACAACAACGATTATAAATTTTTACAAGAACAGCAAAACAACGGAGACAGTCAAATTGACGCTGACTTTAACGAATCCATGTCAATGCTTAATGATGCCCAGGGCGGCTTGCAGGCGCAGGCGGGGCAAGCAACGGGGCAAATTGCTTCAGATGCCGTTTCCGCCAGTAATGAAATAACCAATAATCAGACCGTAGCACAGCAAAACGTCCAGGGAACTCTGGATTTAGCGGCAAATCAAGCGAAGGCAGCAGGAATCCAGTCTCGCGATCTATTCAGACAAACTCAACAGCAGAACAGCGCCCAGTTGTCAGCTCTTGGCATTTCGTCTTCTTCGGTAACAGAAGCTTTAGCCGAGCGACTCGGAGTAGAAACAGCTCGTCGAATTGCCAGGACGGGAGACAATTTGAGTCAAATTCAATTCAACGCGCAAACGGAGCTTGGCCGGATTAAGACCTATTACACGGGAAAGATAAACGATGTTCAAAATCAAGTCCGGGATCAAAGAGCTAGTATTCAAAACTCTCTCATGCAAGGGCTCAATCAAATTAACAACGCACGAGGACAGGCATCTCAGGCGAGGTCATCAGCGCGGCAAGACCTGTTGACTCAGACACGATCTGCAGTCTACAGTTTAACTCTACAACAGCAACAGTTTGAACAGTCGCTTCAAAAGTGGGCAACACAAAAAAGCGCAGCGCTTACGCCTATTGCTCAAGACCAGAACTATCTGAGTAGCGTCGTTCAGAATATGCAAAACCTACAAACAAATCCAGCCTTATCAGGATTTAATGTGACCGCGGGGATTAATCAAAACGCAAAAAGCCAATATTCTAGCTCTTATAACATTGTGCCCAAAAAAA